AAGATCCCAGGTCGACCAGTTCGCGGACAGCCATCCGCGGTTTGACGAACTGGGCGACATCATCGAGGCCGAACTGAAGAACGGCTTCGATCTCGATACTGCCTACCGGCGCGCGGAGTTACTCCGCCCGACCACCCAAGCGGCTCAGACCCGCACCCCACCGGCTCAGACCCGGACCTTCGACAAGTCGATCTCAGGCGCACCCGCCGTGGCTCCCTCAGACGGAGCGGCGAGGAAGTCAGGGAAGACCGTCGGTCGCCGCGAAGCCATCCAGAACGCCGTCAGGCACTTCAACGGAGGGCTTTAGTCCTGAACCCTGTGGAGCACAGTCATGCCCAATATTAACACCAACGCTGCGTATCAGCAGATACTCAGCATGGCGCTGGAAGATCGCTCTTCCAGCTACCAAGACCTTGTGTCGAACAACAACGCGCTGCTCGCCGTGATGCGGCGCAAAGGCCTCTGGCAGACCTATAGCGGTCCCCGCATCCGCCAGACGCTGCAAGTGAGCAAGCAGGTCGCCCAGTGGTATTCTGGTTACGATCAACTGCTCAACCCTGCCATCGATCTCTTCAACGATGCGTACTACGACCCGAAAATGGTCGTGGTGCCTGTCATCCTGTCGATGCAGGAAATCCTGAACAACCAAGGCGAAGCGCAACTGATGGACGTGCTCGACAGCTACATGGCTGCGGCAGAACGCTCGCTGGAAGACACGATGGATGCCGGTCTCTACAGTGACGGCACCGCGAACGGCGGCAAGCAGATCACCGGGCTTGCCACAGCGGTCCCGATCATCACCAACACCGGGGTCTACGGCGGCATCGACCGCGCCAACGCCGCGATCTGGCGCACCTCGACGTTCGACGCGCACACCGGCATCGGCGGTGCGTTCGCCGCCACGACGCAGGTGAGCAGCACGAACATCCGTCCGATGCTGAACTACATCATGACCAACCGTTCGCGTGGCAAAGACTACGCCGACCTGTTGATCATGTCGCCCGAGCACTATGCGTTCTACGACGCGGCGACGATTGCGATCCAGCGCCAGAACAACGAGACCTCGCTTGGCAAGCTGGGCTTCTCGGCACTGGAATATATCGGTGGCGGCAAGCGCGCCGAGATCGTGCTCGATGGCGGCATCGGCTCGAACATGCCGAGCAACACCACGTTCGGCATCAACACCGACAGCCTGCGTCTGCGTTATCACCCCTCGCGCAACTTCGACAAGTTGTTCGATGGTGATGGTCAGATGCCCATCGACAAGGACGCAGTCGCTCAGTTTGTCGGGTGGATGGGCGAACTCACGATGACCAACCCGCTCTTCAACTGGCGCTTCTACGACAGCGTCCCCGGCTCTTAAAGCATCTTCAACCAACCAAGGCCGTCACGCTGGCGGCCTTTTTTCTTCTGGAGACATCAATGCCCGATACCGATGCGAACCTCGTCGTGATCTTCAAGAACCACGCCGAGCCGAACCCAAGCAAGAGCATGGCCGCAGGCCGCTTGATCTGCGACGATGTTGAGGTCTGCGAAATCCGCGCGCCCGCCGCGCGCTCCACCGTCTCGGTTCACCCCGCGACCGAGCGCTCGCACTGGGCGGTCGATCCCGAGACCGGCGGCCAGATCGAGATCAGCTACGCGGAGCGCTTTGCGCGCCAGTATAAGCAGTTCAAGGCGCGGCAGGCGCAGACCGTGTCAGGCACGCCCTTGGCGAACGTGCCGTTCCTCAGTGAAGGCCGCAGAGCAGAACTTCGCGCGCTCAACGTCTACACGGTTGAAGCGCTCGCCGCGCTCGATGGTCAGGAACTGAAGAACATCGGGCAGGGTGGACGCGACCTCAAGAACGCCGCGATGGAGTTCATTGAGAAGGCGAAAGCCAACGCACCGAGCCTGCAATTGCAGGCCGAGGTCGAGGCGCTGCGCGCCCAGAACGCGGTTCTGCAAGAGGACCTCGAGGCGGCGAAGAACAACCGCATCGACAGCGAGTTCCAGAACATGACCGTGGATGCGCTGCGCGACTACATCACCGCGAACACCGGGCACCCGCCTGCGGGGACATTGCCGCGCAAGTCGCTGATCCGCATGGCGATGGACGCCAAGATCGACAAGGCGGCATAACATGACCCTGTTGACGGTGGTGAGGGATGTCTGCGCAGCAGTCGGCGTTGTGTTGCCGACCTCCGTGTTCTCGAACATCACCGCCAACCGGACGATGCAGGAGATGGTCTCGCTCGCCAATGAAGTGGTGCAGCGCATCGCCTACGACACGCGGGACTGGACGTTTTTTCGGAAGACCTGCGTGTTCACCGGAGACAACGTCAAGCAGGCGTTCGACCTCCCGGCCAACTACAAACGCATGCTGCTGACCGCGAATGTGTGGCGCTCGACATCGGCCTTGCAGCCGATGATCTTCATCCCCGACACCGATCAGTGGATGCAGCGCCGCGCGCTGAACCGCTTCTCGGCATGGGGCGAATGGACGATCATCGGCGGCCAGATGCTGATCTGGCCGGTGATGGGCGTGGGCGTCACCGCCAGTTTTGCCTATCTCGACAAGAACTGCGTGAAGCTGGCCTCCGGGGGTTACGGCGACACCTTCATGGCGGATGGCGACAGCTTCGCGCTCGATGAGCGGCTGATGAAGCTGGCGATGATCTGGCAGTGGAAGGCGCAGAAGGGTTTGCCCTACGCGGAGGACATGGGGTCTTACGGCGACGCGCTGACGACCGCGATGGGCAAGGACAGTCCGTCGCCAATCATCATTGACCGCCTGCCGGTCACGCAGAACGTCAACATCGCCTATCCGTGGCCGGTGCCGACGCCATGAGCCAGCATCAGGCCTTTCGGCGGTCGCCCGTCCCGCAGCAGGTGATGCAGCAGTTGCAGGCGATCACGATCCCTGCGCCGACGCGCGGCATCATCATGAACGAGAACGAAGGCTTCATGCAGCCGGGCGGCGCGATCATCTGCGACAACTGGTTGCCGACGATGAAGGGCGTCAAGCTGCGCGGCGGCTTCGTCCGTTACTGCACACTGCCCGAGACCACGCCGATCATCAGTGCGTTCCCCTACGCGAGCGGCAACAATCAACGCATGTTCGCGGGCAACGCCACCAAGCTGTACGACGTGACATCGAACACGCCCGTGCTGGTGAAGTCGGGTCAGACATCCGGCAATTACTGTGCGAGCCAACTGTCGAACCAAGGGTCAGGGCCGACCGGCGCGGACTACCTGCTGGTGGTCAACGACGCGGGCAATGCGCCGCTGCGCTACGACGGCACCAGTTGGGAGACGCTCAGTCCCGGCTACGTCCCGCCCGCTGGCAAGCCGTCGACCATCACCGGCCCTGCGGGAACGAGTGTCGCGAACGGCGGCAACCTCACCTACGTCGGGAAATATCGCAACCGCTATTTTTTCATCGAGGGCGGGACCATGAACGCATGGTACCTGCCGCTGAACTCGCCCGGTGGACTGCTGGCGATGATCCCGCTGTCAGGCTCCGCGACCAAGGGCGGCAAACTGCTGTGGGGCGCGACGTGGTCGGTGGATGCGGGCGACGGCATCGATGACAAGTGTGTGTTCTGCACCGACCTTGGTGAGTTGCTGATCTTCACCGGCAGCGATCCATCCACCAGTGCGAACTGGCGGCAGGAGGGGCGCTACGCGGTGGGGGCACCGATGGGGATGAACGCACACATCTCGATTGGCGGCGATCTCCTGATCGCAACGGTGGACGGCATCACGCCGATCTCGGCGGCGATCACGAAAGATAGCGCGCAACTCGATCTCTCGGCGATCACCACGGTGATCAAGCCCATGTGGCGCGACGAGGTTGCGGCCAAGCGCAACTGGTCGTGGACGATGGAGCGCTGGGATGAAATGGGCGGTCTGTTCGTCACCTGGCCTGGTGGCACGCCCGGCAACCGCTACTGCGCCGCCGCCAACATCGCGACCGGCGCGTGGTGTCGTCTCGTCGGCTACGATGCGACGTGCTTCGTGCGAATGCGCGCCGATCTATTTTTCGGGACGCAGGACGGCATCCTGATGCAGGCCGAGCGCACCGGCACCGACGACGGCAAGCCGTATGTTGCGACACTGGTGGGTGGCTGGGAGATGTTCTCGTCACCGCCGA